ATATGTACTGCATTCATATCTTGAGCTGTAAAAAATGAATCATACGTTTCATCTGCCATAGATGAAGATACGGAACCTGCTGAACCATCTGGTCCACCACCTAAAGATTTAGGTAACATAAACTCAACATAAAATCTTGCCTTACGAGCAAAACCTTCTGCCTCATTTACCATAGCCTGCACTCTACCCATTGTAGATTCAGGATTACCACCCATATTTCGTTTTAATCTTTTATCACCTGCCACATTGTCAAGTGATCTATCTCTCGGTATACCAATTCTAATATCGTATCCGCCTATTCTTTTTCCGCCTCTTAATATCGCCATTAATATGGTCTCCCTTTTTTAAATTGTGCGATTGGTAAATATACTGCTAAAGCAGCCTCATTATAATCAACTCTTAAATATTGACTTCTAGTGTGTGCCCACAAATACTTTTTAATAGCATTCTTTGTAAGTGGTAACTTTTTAATTCTGTTATAACTGACATCAAATCTATTTTTAGCACTTATCTCTCCTGCTCCATGTATAGCATATCTTTGTAATTGTGTTAACAAAGTAAATCTTTGGTTTGGTGGTAAATAGTGAAAATTAATACCAGCAAATCCATTCTTTATTGGCTCTAGTGGTAACACTAAAGGAAAAATATCATAATATGGTAATGTCTGTTTATATTTAGGATCGTAAACAAATAAATTAAGCCTACCAACACTAGGTCTACCTATCAATTTACCTTGAGCCATTAATCTTCTTGCTGATATTCTATCGTAAATAGAACCTACAGCTTTCCTATACCATGAGGATGACTTTTGACCACCATCTGCTTTATCAACCAGATTGTCTAAAATGCTTAATGCCATTATGGGTATATTTATACAAAAAAAAGGGCTATTATTGCTAATAGCCCTTTAAAGTATGTCTAACGGAGGGAATAGTTAGTTTACTGATCGTCCTCGGCTAATTTACTAAAGTAAGATAACGTATCGTCATCATCACTAGCCGCTGGAGCAGTAGGTATTTCACTCATACTTTTCACACTACCAGCTGATTTAACGGTTGGCGGGAGCTCATCGTTATCTGCTGTTTTAGTGCTTCTTGTACCTGAAATTACCCTATTCAGTTTCTCTTTGAGTTCATCATAGGACTTAAAATTGTCAGGTGCTAAGAATGGTTTTAGAGGATATTGTGTAGACCAGATTGCTTTAATCTTGTCATCACCGTCAGCTGTTGCCGACACTGCCTCAAATTCAGATTTGTCATAGTTCCAATAACCATCAACTTTTCTGATTTTTAGTTTAAAGTTTGCACCTTTCCAAAAATCAAATGGGTTAATTGGTTTCTCATCTTCAAATGCTGGTTGCATTGCTTCTGTTATCTTATCAAAAATCTTTTTACCAAATTTAAATAAGAACACTTTACCTTCATTCTCTGGATGTTTTGGATCAGATACGCATAGAATATTTGAGAAATAAGAAAGTTTTCTTTTTCTTTTTCTAGCAATATCTTTATCACTATCAACACCAGTATTCCACAATCTTGTGTTTTCTTCGGACACAGGATCCTTTTGGCTTAATGTTGTTAATGAGTTTTCAATATACCAGCCGCCTCTATCTTGGAAGGCATGTGACCAAACTCTCTGCCAAGGTAAATCTTCTCCTTGTATAGCAGGTAAAAATCTGATTACTGCATAACCATTACCAGTTTTATCTAGTTCAGGTTTCCAAAATCTGTCGTCTTGGTATTTGTTTTTGTTTGATTGATCCTCGGAATTGAGGTTCTTTTCAAGTGCTTTAGTAAGTTTGTCAAAGCCACTTGATGATGATTTTAATGCTTCAAAATCCATATTATTTTCTCCTTTGTATATATTTTCGTATTGTTATATTTGTGTTCCCTATATTATCGGGATCATTATTATTTATAAGTCTTTTAAAGGTATTTACCAGTTTTTTTATCTCTCTTATGTGCTCTACCAGGTTTTAGTAATCTATTCTCACCCTTTGGCCACCTCATTTCAATTTTCAATAAACTTCCATCGGCTTTCAAAATTTGTATATCGTGTCCATTAGGTTCACTATTATCCCAATATCTAACATAATTGTTAATCTTAATAGTTTTAGTTGGCGTCTTTTTACTCATACCATTTATAATACTCATATTAGGTGTAATATAACATATCCTAGTTATATTGTCAATGCTCCTTTAGCCTGTTAATGTTTCCATAGTAGGATAGTCAATATAGAATACGTTTTTAAGACCTTCCCACTCTTTTATTGCTCTATCAATGGCGTCATGTCCAACATCAGCCTTTGGATTGACTTTATAAAACGTCACTCCTGGGTTGTTAATCATTAATGATTTCCATTGAGTAATCCAATTGTCTGTTGGTACTTGTTGTTGTTCTTTTAAACCATAGTATTTGGTATCTTTGTATATATTGTTTATCAAATCATCATTACTAGCCAGATCATGGCCAATTAAAAACAGTTCTAAACTAATTTTATGTTCATTATCATCGGCGTCATTATATAAGTCTGTTGCCTTTGGTTGTTTTTCTTTTAGTATTGCAATTGCACCAGCAGTAGGACCAGCAGCAAAACCCCAATCTCTTGGTTTCATTATATCGTCAATAGATTGTTCTTTACTATTCATGGTACACCAACTGACATCAACAGCAGTATGATTTACATTTTTACTTTCTTGTTTCTTATTCTGTTTTAAAATTTTAACTGCACCTGATATATTAGAACCATGCATTACAAACTCTTGGCAATCACCTCTCTCATTTGAGTTAATCAATTTTTGTTCCTTAACAATGGCCATTTCTTCGGCAGTTATTGAGGCGCCTGCATTTATAACAGACTCATATATTGGTGCTGGTAATCTTGTCCAACCTCTTAAATATGTTTCATTGTTTTGGCAATAACCACTATTGTATATTTCATGGCAAATACCTGAATCAACTGCAACTAAAACATCTGGTGTAAAATCTCTATATAAGGCATTACAACCATATGTCCTACCTTTTTCTTTTAAATTAGTTAAATTATAATTTTTTCGGCTTTCACCATTACCTATAATAAATGCACTAGACATAAACTTTTAAAATTCCTATTAATAATACCATCGCTAAACAACTATTTAAAACCATCAATGCACGGTCATGCCATAGAATACCTACCCATAACCAACCCAATGTACCTATTAAACTTACATATAAATCAACATTATGATAAGCAGTACCAGCGGCTCTAAAACAAACTGCCGATAATATTAAAATACAACTAAGCCATTTTATATACCATGAAAAATCATGTAAAGGTGTTACCTTACTTAATACTTTTTCTATTTGTTTTTGTTTAATTTCTTTTTTTTCAATTGTTAAATGTTTCTTTTTCTTTTTAACAATATCTTTCATATCTTTCCATATTCCATCATTTGTCATCTTTTTTATCTTCATTAATCACATACCACACTAGTGTTAGGATTATTATCATTACTACTATACCTGTTAACAATAGTCCAAAACCATCAGCCGCTGTCATTAAATTCCTTTCTTCATTACGTTATAAACTATTTTTTTCCAATTATAATGTTGGTCATCTGTATTAACAACAATTACTTGACCTGTTTCCATGTTCATAACTATTTGTTGACCACCAGCACCGTCCATTGCAAATATAATACTATCTTTCATACCCTTAAATGTCATATGAAACTGACCACCGTATTCGTATGTGGCCTGGTGAGAGCCTTTATTATAATCTCTTTTAAATCTACTATTTTTGGTAACTCTATTATCGTATATAGTTCTTAAATAATCACCAATACAAGTATCAGAATTAAAATCTTTAATTATAGTATTAGCTATTCTTAAATAATCTTCACTCTTAGCATAAAAAGAATATCTACTTACGCCTTTATCTACGTCTTGTTTTGACCAAGAAACTTTGACAAAGTGTACATCATCTTTTACACCAACATGATCTGTAAATATTTCTTTTAATAATTTCTCATAATTATCATAACCAACTTTGTGAATTACATAGTTGATAGCAACATGTGTTGACATTGCACTATAATTGTAAGGAGAGTTTTCCTCTTTCTTTTTTGTGCCTTTAAACCACAACATGCTCTCTGCAACAGTTCTTCTATTGATTTGTTTAGTTTTATTGTCTTTAAAAAAACCATCATTTCTAAATTTCTTTTCACCAATATAGTCTTCGTCACCTGAAGTCATATTTAAAACTTGCATTAAGTTATTATCTACATATAAAGTATTGTTAATAACAACCCAATCATTTAATTGTTTATTCAAATCAATACCATATTTACAAACAGCATGACCTGTCACATATGAAATTAAACTTTTACCCATTGAATTAGATTGAAAAAGACCCTTATTTTCTTTAACATCGTTAGTCCAATTATTTTTATTTACTTTAATCTTACCATCTTCAAAAACAATATAAGATATTAAACCAGTTTTATCGTTGTTTTCTAATTGTTTATCAACATAAGTTGTTAATTTATTTTCAACTAACTCTGTTTCTAATTTTTGATAATCATTTGAACCAGGAGCCGAAAAAGATATACCTTTAAAGTTATGTTCTTGTTGTTTGTGGTCAGCATTAGCAATATTGTTAAGACCCAACCATAGTAATACGTTGATTGTGATTATTGTTATTAGTAGTTTTTTCATAGTGTTTTATCCTTTGTTTATTGTATTATAATAACATATTCCTACTGAAAAAGCAAGCTTTTTCTGCTAGAACATTTAGCGAACAAACACGTCCTTTAATGTTAATTTACACTCTGTTTGGTTGAATTTAACGAATTTATTGAATTTTTTAAGTCTTTTTGAGAGTATAGGCCAAATAAATTTCTCTGAAATCTGTTTGTCCCAACGTTTGGCAAATCCTAGAAAATGGTCTAAAATTACCGTTGTTTGGAAAGTTATATTTTTCTTAATAAGAAGTTGTAACAACCTTGGATGCTGTCCATTATTGCAACTAAAACCAGAATCAAAAGAAAGAGACCTAGTAGAAAAGTCATCAGCAATCCGTAAGCAATCGTTTCTAAAATGGTAACTAATACCATCGGTATATTTTTTATAGTTGAGATAAACTTGTTTGCCATCTTTACTTAATAAATTACCAACCCATTGCCTGTCATCGTCTAAAAAATTAGCAACGAAGAAGTCTGTTATTTCATATTTATCATAGTGCTTACTTAACTTATGGAAGAAGTATCTATCATTACGTTTGGTAAATGTCTCTAATTTACAATTGACCTTACCACCATAATTAAAATAATCATAATTATCTGTTGTAAAATGTAATTTTATTGCCAGATAAGTTTTAAATACCTCAAATCCATCATGCATATATTTTTCTCAATTTTTATGCCTGTTTCTGTTGCAAGGTACAGGCAAACCCCGGCTACCTAAGCAGCCATACGATAACTTTCGTTGTCGTTTATAGTTTTAACAGTACGTTGTTAGCGATTTAACTCCAAATAGTTTTAGTAGCAGTCGAATCTAACTCACCCCCTTAAAGCACACACGTATGTGTTTTGAATTGGTGGAGGTGGTGGGTACTGCCCCCACGTCCTCACTAGTTATTGTCTATTCTTCAACGTCAAATTCCTTTTATACCGGTAGCGACCCTTGTTTTGGTATGTTTAATAGTTTTAAATTAATGGCCTCTACTTTTAATTTTTCTTTTATCTGTTTATTGATAAATGAGTTTACTCTACCTGGATCCAAATCTTTTAATTCACATAAATGTATAATTGCGTCCATGTAGGAAATCTTTTGTTTTCTAACTGTATTCTCAATCTCTTGTGAGAAAGTCTTTGAGTTCATCTTTATAAGTTCCATAATTATTCCCCTAAAGTAGTTCTATCAAATGTATGATACATGATACAGGTTGATTGTCCATTTGGAATATCTACTGTTGCTACTATCTGATTTTCTTTTGAATAATGAGTTACCATCATAACAGGTTGTCCACTTGGTACGGCACCTGCTCTGCCTAGACTAGCATTCTCTAATTGAAATCCTCTACGTAATATAAAAGCGTGTACGTAATCTGGCTTACCACAAATAACTGGCATGGTACTAGGTGCTAGATTAGGGTTACCTTCGTAACTCTCTGGCACTTTTACCTCTGATAGGACTATTGTACTGAAAAGTACAAATAGGAGGATTAGGTATTTCATTACATCTTTTTTTTATTAAGTTCTTCATAATATTTATAAAATCCTTGTATTGCTTTACCTAATTTTTCTTCATATGGTGCTTTTTCTTTTACAAAAGGTACCATTGAGCCATCTTCACCAGCAATTAATATTACTAGTTGATCTATTTTTTTCTTAAATAATTCTTCATACATTATTGCATAAGCACATGTTTGTAAGAAATAGTTCTCTATCCAAGATTCTTGTCTTTCTTTGTTTGCTGTCTTGAAGTCTATTACAGAAAGTTTACCATTATATTCTGCAATACAATCCACTTGACCAGCAACGGTCAACTTATGACTGTACATTATTGTTTCTAAACAATGTATGTTATTGATCTGATCTACGTATGGTTTGATTAGTCTGAACATACCTAAAGGTAACACACTTCTCTCACTTGGTGTTTCGCCTTTGATATACTGTTCAATTAATGTATGTGTAGATTTGCCTCGTCTGGCTGCTCGTCTCATTTCCCAATTAGCAACATCTTCACCAATACTATCTCGCCATTTTTGTAGTTCTTTTTTCTTTTGAATACCAAGTACTGTAGTAATTGACGGATAGTTTTTACCATCTATTTCGTAAAATCTGAATCCATCTATTTTTTTACCTTTAGTCTTTGGTAAAACGTCTTCATTTAGTTTTATAAATTTAAATTTGCTCATAATGTACCCACTTTAACATAACCAATGTAAATTGTCAAGCCTTAAACACTTCGGAAATTGCCCATTCTCTTTCTTTACACCAGAAACAGGTATTACCACAACCAGTTTCAGGTCCTATACATGAAGTTGTCATGTCTAATAGATCAACAATACCTTGGTCTTTGAATTCCTGGACAATAAATCTCTTATCAATCTCTATGAAAGGAGTAGTATGATTTATATCTGCTACTCTTTGATTTTTAGAGAAGTCTTTACCACCTTTAATACGGAATAACTCACCACCAAATGTTTTCTGAACATCTTCAGGTGGTCCTAATGATGTACCATGATATGTATGGTCAATTATACCACTTGCTTCTAATTGTTTAACAAGTGGTCTAATGTAATCTTGTTTAGCACCATTTTTACCACCATCTGTATCAAATATTGTAGATAGAGGCCACTTGATTGATACCCTTGGACATCGCTTTCTAATATATGGGATTATTTCTGGTAGACCATTTGAGTCACCTGGTGCCCACATATCATAACCATTAAATGGTTGTATCTTTATATTTAAACCTTTTTCTCTAATAGTATTAGCTAAAAGATAACATAACAAAGTACTATCAGCACCACCTGACATGGCGACACCGATAGTTTCTTCATTTAAATGTTCAAGGTTTAACTCAATTAATCCAAATTTGTTATCATATTTCATATTTTAAATTGACCTATACAATTGGTAATGGTCGTTAATTAATGCCGAGGATTCTCTTAATTTGTCTCGGTCCTGCTTTCAGCTAGGCTTATATTCTTCATAACAAGTTTTACCTGTACCACTTCTGTAAGCACGTAAAATTTGTTTTCTATTATCTTCACTCTTATAAGAACAATGTATCCACCCACTGTTAGGTTCTTCTAATTTGTGGTATTCCAAAATCATTTGGTCAAACTCCAAGTTGTCTGTTATCCACTTACATAATTCAGCGTTAGATAATCCAAAAATTTCAAAATCGGCCGCTTCCCCTTTGGCATGCTGGGAATTTTGTGATGATCCTATTGCCACACACAATTCCGGACTACGGTACCCACTTGATACTGTAACCACTTTGCTATAATGATCTCTAACTTT